AACTCATCCAGTTGTCTTCATACTGTTTTTCAACGTGTTCTATAAACTCACAACACCATATTAAATCAAAGTCTGTATTAATATGTGTTAATTTACCTTTTGTAAAATCGTGTATTTCAAATAGTTCTGGTTTTTCTCTTTGTGTTACAAAGTCACCATCTACACCTCTTGCGTCAAATCCTAATCTGGTTGCTTCATAGACCATACCACCAGGACCACAGCCTATGTCTAACATAGATTTACAATTTAGTTCATCTTTAGCAAACTCTAATAATCCTGTGTCTATGTGTGTTACATTACCGTGTCCACCAAGATGTTTTGGCAATCCTTTTATATTACTCATTTAATAACTCCATAATTCTAGGTTCAATAAATTCTTTTTTACTAAATTCACTCATTAAAAATTCAGTTGAAGCCATTTGTTCATACCATTCTAATACTTCTTTACTATTTTTATAATTTAAATTTTCTATCTTTCTAAAATCTGTATTACCTAATCCTACACCAAAACTGTGTTCAGTTGTAATAGTAGGTATACCTAATTCTGTTAATTCAAATATACTTGTACTACTATCTAGTACAGCACAATATACATCTTTTACAAAGTCAACAATTCTATTTGAACCTGTCATTACTTCAACATCTAAATTATCATAAGTTAGTTTACTATGTGGGTGTGCCTTTACAACAATTTTTCTATTTGTAACTTTTTTAATCCAATGTACTGTTTGTTCAACAAAACTAGCAACAGGTATTGAGCTAGTAGGATCATCTTCTAGTCCTGGTAAAATTAAAATATAACCATCTTTATTATTTTTCCACTTATGATTAAATACATTTTTAAACTTTATTTTATTTGAATGTTCTATCAATTTTACATTATTTTCTAAACGACCTTTGATAGGTTTACACCATTTTGTTTTATTATATACCCAATGATTTAATCCCATTCTATAAAATCTAGGTGGTATTTCTTTGTAAAATCTATTAATATAATTACACTTCATTCTACTTAATGTAGCACTTTCTAAATGAATTATTTTTTTATTGTAATGATAGGCAAACATATTAACGAGATCGTTTCTATGATTCATCACAGCCATTTTATGATTATCTTTATTAGGTTGCCAAACTCTTTTAGGGTGTTCACTACCAAAAGTACCATTATTTAAAAAGAAGTCACAAGTTTTCATATGCCAAAAGTGTGTGTAATTAAATGTATCAACATCAGACAAGTTTATAACTTCGTGTTGTTGTCTTAAAGCACTTACAATAGAAGTAACTGCTTTTGACTTATCAAATTGTATTATTTTCATAACCACTTTTCGCTATATAATAACTATCTATAATATCAGTTACAGGATTGTTCAATTTATTCATATCAAATATTTTCTTTAAATCTATTTTAGTGTCTTTTGTAAACTGTTCATACATCTTTTCTTTATCTGCGTTGCCTTTTCCTGTAGCCATTTTTTTAACAACACTAGGAACAACAATTCCATATTTAAGTTTACGTTCAGATAATCTGTGTTTAAGGATTCCACAGTTTTCTGCGATTTGAAAGATAGCTTGTCCTTTTGAACCATAGGAGTATCCTTCAATGTAGATTTCCATACCTTGATGTACATTTGAGAGAGTGTGTATGGATTTAAAAACCCAATCGGATATATTTGTAAATCTTTCAATCGGGTCATTATATTCTTTATGTTCATCACCAGTAATATTTTTATAAACTTTACCTAAATGTTTCTTTTTACTTGTTAAGTAGTAAAATTCACATTTACTAAACTCAAAACTTTCGTCTGCTATACATATAGCAGGACTTGTTAAACTATAATCAATTCCAATTATCTTCTTCGTTTGTCCAGATTGCTTCATCATCTTCTAAATCGACCACTTCGTGTCCACAAAACGGACAAGTTAATGGTTCTAAATCCTGTATTTCTATATTCCATTCTACAGTATATTTAGTTTCACAACCAGAACAAGTTTTTTGTCTTTTTTCTATCATTATAGTTTAAACTTCTTAAATTGATCCTTCTTAACATCTTGTTTGATACCACCAATCACATAACTTTCTATTTCTGTTTCTTGTGGTGCGTTTTGTAAAGAACGACTATTTAACCAATGATCTACCCAAGGTAATGGATTAGTCTTTTGGTCGTACATAGGCGTCAAACCAATAGCTTTCATTCTTCTATTTGCCATATACTCTACAAATTGGTGTAATAGTTTTTCTGATAGTCCTATCATAGAACCTTTACTAAACAGATAAGTTGCCCAACGTTTTTCTTCTTGTAAGGCTTCATCATACATTGTATAAACTTCTTTTTCACAATCTTTCATTACCTTTAACATTTCTTTATCACCTTCTCTTTCACGCCAATTGTTAATAATTGTTTGTGACATCGCCAAGTGTTGACTTTCATCTCTAGCAATAAAAGATATAATTTTTGCTGAACCTTCTAATAGTTTTAATTCACCAAACGCAAATGAACAAGCAAAAGATACATAAAATCTTAAACCTTCTAATATGTTTACAGTTACCATTGTACGATAAAGTTTCTTTTTCAATTCATACATATCTACTTTTTTAGGATCTAAACACCATTGATAACCGTAGTTAATCATTTCATCATAAGTTTCTGTAATTGTCTTTGCTCGTCTTTCAATCTTTTCATCTTGTATAATGGTATCAAAGATTTCACTAGGATTAGAATATAAATTTTTAATGATGTAAGTATAACTTCTACTATGTATTGTTTCTATAAAATCCCACGTTACAATACAACCTTCTAATTCTGGTAAAGAACAAAAAGGTAAGAAAGCCAAACAAGGTCCTCTACCTTGTACACTATCTAACATAGTTTGATATTTTAGATTAGATGTAAAAATAAATTTTTGTTGTTCTGATAAAGTTTGATAATCGTTTCTATCTTTTTGTAATGAAACTTCTTCAGGTCTCCAAAAGTAACCTAGTTGTTGTTGATTTAATTTATCAAAGACAGGATATTTCATATTATCATATCTTTGAACCGATAAGTCAGGACCAAAAAACATTAACTGTTTTGTGGCGTCTAAATTTTTATCTTTATTAAATACACTTTTTGTCATTTGTATTACTTATCCTTTTTCATTCTTATAGGTTTAAGACCTGTTTCTCTATTTAAAAACTTATAGTCTATTTTGACAACATCAAAATCTTGTTTTATCTTTTCAGCAATTTTATATGGATCAAAATCAGCACAACTGTACACATCAAATTGTACTAAAGCTGGCACTGGTTCATCCCATACGTGAATAGCAATATGACTTGTTTCTATTACTGCTACTCCTGTTATGCCTCTATTACCTTCATTATTACAATAAGCCACATAAGGACCTAACATAATTTTCATATTAATAGATTCAATAAATTCTTTTAACCATTCTGTTAACTTCTCTACATCTTTTGGTGGATTGTTAACTTCAGCACGAACAATTAAGTGCTTATGAATTAGTAAGCTATTTTTCATCTTTTACTCCGTAGAAAAACTCCGTTTCATCTCCAAAGGTTTGTTTTACCTTATCTTCTACGGAATACTCAATAGAAGAAACTTTAAAATCTGGAAACTTTAAAGTCTTCGGTGTATATGATTTATCTAAAATCAACATACGATTGTTTGGTTGAGCAGCAAAATAGCCGTTATTTAATTTTAAAATGTTAAACGACTTATGTTGCGTTGGCACTTCACTAAACGTAGTATTTAGTCTATTTGAATCTGGATTACAACTATCTATTGTAAACAGATAAACACCTTCGTGCCATTTTCTACTAGGAGCAAAATATTTAGCTCTTTGTCCTTTTAATAATCTTTTTTCTATAACTGTTATATCATAACTAAAACAGTCCCATAATTCTAATTCTTCTAAAGATAAATCACCTTCAAAGTCTTTCTTCCACACAAACGCTGATAAGGGTAACTTATCATAAACTGCGCCATATTCTGGTAGATATGTTTCAAAATACAACGCTCTACCTTGTATAGACTTTACTGTGACCCATACACCTTCAACAAGTTCACCGTGACCTCTTTCGTGGTCGTGTAAAAATTCTTTCTTAACAAAAACTTCTATATGAGGTATATTAGCACATAATAACATTATATTGTACAAGACTCACAAGCCTCGTCCTCCTCTTCTTTTGGTTTATCTTCTATTGGTGTTTCATAATCTATACTATGTTGTGGTTCATCTATGTCTTTTTTAGCGTCATATGTATTTTGATAATAAGAAGTCTTCCAACCTAGTTTGTAAGTTGTTAATAAGTCTTGTGCCATCACAGATACAGGTACTTGACCATCTTCAAAGTTTTCAGGATTATATGACCAATTACCTGATATAGCTTGGTCAAAATACTTTTGCATTATTGATACAATATTAATGTAACCATCCATAGATTTCATATCCCACAACAATGTGTAATTATTTTTAAATCTTTTAAATTCTGGAACAACTTGTTTTAATGGACCTTTTTTAGATTTCTTTACTGACAAATAGTCCCTAGGTGGTTCAATGCCGTTAGTGGCATTTGAAACCACACTAGATGATTCTGATGGCATTTGAGCCGAAAGTGTGCTATGTCTTAATCCGTGCTCTTTAATTTCTTTCCTTAACCACTCCCAATCATATGTAAATGTACGATTGTTTACAAGTTCATCTACATCTTTTTTGTAAGTGTCTATAGGTAAGATACCATCGGAATATTTTGTTCTATCAAAGTATTCACATTTGCCTTTTTCTTTGGCAACTTGATTACTTGCCTTTAATAGATAATATTGGAATGCTTCTGTTAATTTATCAACTTGTCTCCACGCAAGTTTTTGATCGTACTTATAACCTTTTTTAGCAAGATAATGTGCCAAACCAATGTAACCAATTCCTAAACTTCTTCTTGCCTTTGTACTAATCTCGGCTGCCTTAACAGGATAACCTTGATGATCTATAATTTCATCTAAAGCCCTTACTGATAAATCACACAATGGTTCTAACTCATCTCTTTTGTTTATTAAACCTACATTAATGGCAGATAGAATACAAAGAGCAATCTCACCTTCACCGTCAATATGTTGTATAGGATCAGTAGGTAAAGTTATTTCTTGGCATAGATTTGACATTCTAACTAAATCTTTAAATGATGAATGAGAATTACAATGGTCAATATTCATAATATAGATACGACCTGTTTCAGCACGTTCTTTTAATATGTCAAAAAATAGTTCTTGTGCGTTTACTTTCTTTTTATTAACACTTGTTTTTCTTTCAGCGGCTTTATAAAGTTCATCAAACTCTGGTGTTCCCCACGCCTGATAAAGTTCAGGTACTTCGTGTGGTGAAAACAAAGTAATGTCTTCTTCATTAATAAATCTTTCATAAAATAGTTTTGATAATTGAATTGAGTAATCAAGTTTTCTAACTCTATTATCTTCACTACCTTTATTATTTTTTAATACAATGATGTCTTCTATTTCTTGGTGCCAGATCGGAAAGTGAACAGTTGCCGAACCGCCTCGTACTCCGTTTTGAGTACAGCACTTAACCGTTGCTTCAAACTTTTTAAGGAAAGGGATAACACCAGTGTGTTGTACTTCACCTCCTCTAATTCGGGAGTTGATACCCCTAATTCTTCCAGCGTTAATTCCGATTCCTGCCCTTTGGGCAACATAACGTCCAATAGCCATATCACTGGAGAAAATACTAGGTAAAGTATCGTCAACATCAACCAGAACACAACTAGCGTACTGCTTAAGAGGAGTCCGAACACCAGCCATAACGGGAGTAGGAATATTAATTTTAAAAGTTGAAATAGCGTCATAATATTTTTTAACATAACTCATCCTTTTACTTTTTGGATATTTAGCAAACACCGTAGCAGCAATCATCATATACATAAACTGTGGTGTTTCAAATATTTCATTTGTGCTTCTATCTTGTACCAAATACTTGTCAATCACTTGTCTTAAACCAGCATATGTAAATGTGTAATCTCTTTCGTGGTTCAACCAGTTCTCCATTCTATCAAAGTCTTTCTTTTCATAATTTTCTAAAATAACTTTATCATATAATTCTTTTTCAACACATTTCTTAACGTGAGTAAAAAAGTGTGGGTGATCCCATAAACGATCAATAACTTGTTTTCTTAATGAATATAAAAGTAAACGAGCAGCCACATATTGATAGTTTGGATTTTCTAAAGATATTAAATCGGCAGCTGACTTAATTAAGATTTGTTGTATTTCATCTGTGGATATTCCATCATAAAATTGTAAACCACTATTCATCTCAACTTGTGATGAAGAAACACCAGAAATATCTTCACAAGCATATTCTACCATTTCGTGTATCTTTTCAATGTTAAGAGGTTCTTTACCTCTATTGTTTCTTTTATTAACTTGTAATGATTGTTCTTGTGGTGCCATAATCCCCCTTTTATACCTTTTTCCAATAACTTAATTTTGTCAGAGCACTTAACTTTGAGTGAGTGTTATTACTTATAATCTTGGAGATTTCATCTTTTGAATAACCTGCCATAATCATATCGTTTACATCTTTTAGTTGTATGTCACTAGGCCAAATAACTAAATTATAATCTTTCTCAACCACATCATACATTCTTTTTATGATCTCTTTATTTCGTGGTTCGTTATCAAATATATATGTAACCTGTTCATTAGGAATTTTATTTTTTAAAATTAAATCTGCTCCAGCAGCAGCAAGACAATTATCAATAAAAAGACTATCAAGTGGACCTTCTGTGATGAAGACAGGTCTTTGAAAATTAACTCTTTCCAGTCCGTAAACTTTTTGTTTTTTCTCATCTAATTTTACCGTTAGATACTTTGGTTGTTCGTTTCCAAAAGCACGACCTTGAAAAGCAAAAAACTTTCCTGTCGTATCATAAAATGGTATTATTAAACGTGGATGATCTTTAATAACTTTGTAAGTATTTGGTTTTACTTTGTTAATTAAAGTCATAAACTTATCACTTAAATATAATATATCAAAATACTTTTCAGGTATTTTTCTATTCACACAATATAATCTAGCAGGATGATCTGACTTTAGTTCACTTATTTTAGTCAAGTCATCTAATATAGTTCTATCTTCAAACTTTACAGGTTTGAAGTCAAACTCTGGTTTTGGCGTCGCTGGAGCCGAGTTTTTGTATCTCTCTAATAGATATTGAGAATACAACTGTGGGTCTATATCTTTAATAAAATTGGCAAGATTTTGACCCATACCACAATTGTGGCATTTAAAGAACATATCATTTTTAACTCTATAAAAATATGCTCTAGCCTTTAATTTAGACTTTTTACTATCACCACAATGAGGACAACGAAAGTTAAATAGATAGTCGTTTTTTTGTTTAAACTGACTTAATCTACTTGATACATTGTTGATAAATTTTAGATCAATATAACTCGACATAACACAAAGACTAATATACTATATATTCGTCTAAAAGTCAAGTCTAATTGCTCATCATATTCATAATATGTAAGAAATTTTTAGATAATACCCAACCAATAACTATAGATCCCCCTATAATTAACCATCTCCACTTCTCTAATACACCAACTCTACCACTTATATCGTTTCTTAAAGACTTAATTTCTATGAGTAATCTTTTTTCAACTTGTGATATTTCTTTATGTAAATCTCTATAAACGTCATCTATTTCATCTGCCCGTTCTTTGATTTTAGTAAAGATAACTTCATCTATTTGTTCTTGTCTTTGGATTTTTTCTTCGTGTACGGCTAACATAGACTTGATAGATGTAGAAACATCTGTTAATTTATCTATAGCAGTATCTAATCTGCTTTGTATATTATTAACAGACTCAATATCTTTTTTAAGTCCTTCTAATTGTACTTTTATGTCAGTCGTTTCTGGCATTAGTTTGATAATGGGTTACCAGATTTAATTTTTAGTTCTTTGATTTGTGCTTTTAATAATTCAATTTCTTTTTCATTAATTTTAATAGAAGTTAATTGTCTTTCTATTGTAGAATTTTGCTCAGAAATTTTTTGATCCTGTGCTTTAAATGCTTCTTCTATTTTTGCTGGTTCAACACTAGCAATTTTATTCATTATTTCTCCATACTTTACAAATCCAGTTCCAATTGTACCTATAAGACCTACAGTAGCAATTAAAGCTGTAAGATTATTTTTAATTTTATCTATCATAGTTTTTCCTTCTTTTGTTTCAAAGCATAAAGTTCTGCTTGAATACGATTTATCTCTTGTTCTACTTCTACCGTTAGGCGTTGTTTTACAGCAATTGGATCTTTACTTTCATATGTAACTAAATTGACATCCTTGTATATTTGTTGCTGTTCTAATATATTTATTTTTTGTAAGAAATCACCTGCTAAAGGATCATTTAGTTGTTTGTTACTGCTGTAGATACGTTTATTTATATAACCAGAAATGTCTGCTTCACCTGATTTTATCCCTTGTGTTGTTATAAATTGTACTGCCTGTAATTTTTGGTCAACTTTTTTTAATTTTGCCAAAACTTTAGCAATTACTCTTTCTACTTTTCTTTCTATGCTACGAGTATCAATTGATGACCCGCTGTTTGTCTTAACATCTGTGTCTGCTGTAGTTTCCACAGTTTCTTCATTGTTCGTCTCCGTCTCCGTTCCTTCTGTTTCCGTATTTTTATCCACATTAGATTCAGTAGATACAGTTTCACTATCTTTTGATTCCGAAATTGTTTCATTAGATTCTTCTTCAACTTTCGTTTCTGTAGTTGTGTCATTGGACTCCTTTAAGTCAGTTGTATTAGTTTCTGTTTCAACGGTTTCTTCTTCAACGGTTTCGTTTGTTATGTCACTTGGACCTCCTTCAGTAGTTAAGTCTTCTTTAAAGTCATCACC